GGTTGACGAGGAGGGCAACTCCGTCAAGATGCCTTCGATTCATGGCAAGCAGGGTGCCCTTGCGATGTGGACGGCTGCAAAGCCGGACATTGTGTGCTACCTTAGCGTTGCACGCACTCAGAAGGGCCAGATCTACCGGCGGTACCAGTTCAATAAGACCCCGGAGGTCTACGCCAAGGATCGCTTTAGCGTCTTCGACAAGCCGGTTGCCAACTTGACGCTGGCGGAGTTTACTGCTAAACTTCTCGATGCGAACAACGACAGCGAGCAGGCCGACTCCTAAAGGGTCGAGCACTGTTCAGCAAAACTACTACTTAAGGAGAAACCCTAATGGCTCTAGCCTTCAACCTTCAGCGCGTTAACAAGGCCGACATTGAGTCGGCACGCGCCGACACCCCTAGCCGCTACACGGGACCGACCCCGCCGCCGGACGAGTACCAGGTCGCGGTCAAGAAGATCTATGCCGTCGAGCAGTCCAACGGCCCGGCCCTGAACGTCCTGTTTGAGATCTCCGGTGAGGAGGGTGACCGAGCCGTTTACAACGGCGCTGGCATCTGGAACCGCTTCTCGATCCCCACCGACCCGAGTTACCAGTATTTCGGTATCCAGGTCAACTCGATTGACAACTTCCTCCGCGCTATCTCCTCCGGCAAGTTCGGTTTCGATGACTTCGTTGAGGCATCGAACGGCAACCGCATTCAGACCGGCGAGGACAAGGGCAAGGCGGGACAGGAGATCACTCAGATTGGTCGCCTGAAGCTGCCCCCGACGGCCAAGATCAAGATCAAGACCAAGATGAACACCTACCAGGGACGAGAGAACGCGGCGCTGCATTACGTCCTCGACGCTCCCGCTGGGGCTGCTAACGACGTGGACGACGTTGACGAGGTGGACGGCCTGGACACCGCCTCTGACGGCGGCGACGATCTGGACGATCTGCTGGGTGATCTCGATGATTGAGACCCGAACGCGAGTTACCATCTACTCTAAGCCTCGTTGCCCTGCGTGTGCCGATATGCGGAAGGCGTTCGATCAGTGGCTTGAGGAGACCAACAAGACCGTCGATGTTCAGGAGCTTTCTGCGATTGAGCACGCTGAGCTTCTCAAGAACGAGGGCCACCTGGCCGCTCCCGTCTACTTCGTGGAGCACGGTGGCGAGGTTCACAGCGTTTCCGGCTTGCAGCCGGATCTTCTGGTGGACATTCTCAACGGTGACGACTCCATTTGGGGTTAGGGCTTGACAGGGTTGTAGACTTGTGCTACAATCCTTCTTGCTCGGGGCTTCGGCCCAATGCGGATGTAGCTCAGTTGGTAGAGCGCGACCCTTCCAAGGTCGATGTCGCGGGTTCGAGTCCCGTTATCCGCTCATTCCAAGGTCGCTCCTTGGCCTCAGCAGAAGTGGTGCGTCTGCTGTGGATCAACCGCGCTCCCCAAAGTCTCACGGACCTCGAGCGCCGCGTGGCGGAGGAAAGAGAGTGCGGGCACCACAACGGACTATGGCGCAGTTTGGTAGCGCTCCCGCTTTGGGTGCGGGAGGTCGCAGGTTCAAATCCTGCTAGTCCGACGACCCTTCGGGATTCCGAAGGTCACGCCTCTGTAGCTCAGTGGACAGAGCATCCGGTTTCTACCCGGCTGGTCGAGGGTTCGAGTCCTTCCAGGGGCACTAAAACTGAAGATAAAAGGAGGAAAACGGCAAGAAAAGAGAAAAGGGACCCTGCTTCGGCAGGGTCTCTTTTCGTATGTGAGGCAGGTCACAAAATCAGGGCTTGACTTAACTCCGACCGTGACCTACAATCTAGGTAACACCAAACGAAAGGAAGAAAAATGAAGAAGATTATTGCACTGTCCGCTATCACCTGTGTCGCTCTCGTCGGCTGCGCCGCAAACGAGCCGGAGGGAGAGGAGTTTCTGAGCACCAGCGAGTCGGCAGAGGGCTTCCGCAAGGGAAAGCTCGGGAAGCCGTTCGTCGTTCGACCGGGCATGACCAACGACAAGGCCCGAGTCATCGTCAACAAGGTCTACACCTCTGACCGCTGCCCCGGAGGGCTGCTCGGGTGGGCCGACGACGGTAACTACAGCCCCAAGACCGACGAGCACTCCTACCTGACCATCGAGGCGGAGGCTCTGGCCGAGGAGGGCGGCGGGAACAACTCGGTCATGCTCGATGACATCTGGGTCCTCATGGAGAGCGGGTTCGTGGACGTGGGCTACTCCGCCGTCGAGTGCGCAACTCTTGACGGCACCTCCGACCTCCTGGACCCGATCTCGGAAGGGGAGGCGCACAAGAAGTCTCGCACGTACCTCGTTCGCAACGAGGCAGAGAAGATCGCCATTGGCAATTACGAGTTCGACATTGACAAGGGGAACTAAATGAAAAATCTGTGGTCCAACCCCGCTGCTGAAGCGCGGAATGAGGTTCGGGAGTGTGACCGGCGCATCAAGCTTCTTCAGCAGGAGGTCGAGGCCCTAGAGCATGATCTCGTCGCCTGGAAGAAGCGCCGGTCGTACTACGCGATCTCTTTGGCGTGCATCATCTCGGTATGGGTCGGCCTACTCATCTTGGACACCTACGACGAGTCCGGCCAGGTCCTCGGAGTGACGGCGCTGGCGCTATCCTTCCTGGTTCTTTTCGGCTTCATCTCTGTTGTGTGCGGGTTTCTCTTTGAGTCCGTGCTGCAACTCAAGTCGGAGATCGAGACGGACCTGCGGGACGCTCGCAAGAAACTCATCAAGGAAACCCGACGCAAGACCCTTCTGGAGATCAGAGCGGAGAGGAAGTAATGCATTTCGTTTCGCTTCACCATCACTCGTCCTTCTCTACGCAGGACGGACACGGGCTGCCCCATCACCACGCTAAGCGAGCCAAGGATCTCGGCATGAAGGCTCTCGCGCTCACTGAGCACGGGACCGTCTCGAGCCATGTCCAGTTGGAAAAGGCCGCTCTCAAGGAGGGCATTAAGCCGATCTTCGGCGTAGAGGCTTACGTCTCGCCGCCGAAGACCAAGCGCAAGTTCCACCAGACGATTCTGGCGATGAACGAGAAGGGATACCGCAGCCTCTCCCGCCTGGTCACTCGGAGTTACGAGAACCACCACTACTTCCCTACGGTTGACCCCGAGTGGCTGCTTGACCCCGACCAGACCGAGGGGCTGATCGTTCTGTCCGGCTGTGCCGATTCGTGGCTCTCCTGCACCCTGGCTGGCGGAAAGAGCCTGGGAGAAGCCTTGACGGAAGAGGAGATCGCCAACCTGTCCGACGAGGAACTCTCAGAGCGACGCGAAGAAGCGCTGGAACTCGTCAAGCGGTTCAAGCGGGTCTACGGCAATCGCTACTACCTCGAGGTTCAGCCGTTCCACAACTACTTCCGAACGGTATTCCTGAACCAGCAGATCGCCTGGCTCTCTGAGCAGAGCGGGGTTCCCCTGGTAGGAACCGCCGACATCCACTACCCCCATAAGGGGGACTGGGAGGTTCAGCGGCTCGTCAACGCGATGGGCTGGGGAACCACCGTCGAGGCGCTCGCTCAGCAGAGGGACTATGAAGCGTCTCTCTGCACCTTCCCCGAAAGCGACCGTGAGTACGCCTCCTGGCTTCTCAAGACCGGCCTGGACAAGGCGAAGGTGAAAGAAGCCATTGTCAATAGCGGAAAGATCGCTGACCGCTGCAACGTTTCTCTCCCCAAGACCCCGCCGGTTCGCTACAGCGGATCTGACGGCACGGACGAAATGGCGCAGTGGCTCCTGAAGAAGGCCATTGCTGAAGGGATCAGGTTCCGATCCGAAACGAACGAGAACTTTAAGGCTCGGTTCGAGAAGGACAAGAAGGCTTACGCGGCGCGGATTCGCAAGGAACTCGATACCATTCTCCCAAAGGGCTTCTCCGACTACTTCCTGATTAATCAGGAGATCATCGGATGGGCCAAGGACAACGGGATCGCGGTCGGGCCGGGGCGAGGGTCGGCTGCATCTAGCCTGATTTGCTACCTCCTGCGGCTTACTGAGATTGATCCGATGGAATACCCGATGATGGTCTTTGAACGCTTCCTAGACCCCTCCAGAGACGACGATCCCGACATCGACACCGACTACGCGGACGAGAGGCGCAATGAAGTCTTCGAGTTCGCAAGAAGCGTGTACGGAAACGATCACGTCGGCAATATCGCCAACTTCTCGCGCTACCGTGGCCGCTCGGCCACCGAGGGCGTTGCGAAGGCGATGAATGTTCCTAGCTGGGTTGTGTCCGACTTCAACGATCTCATCGCGGACACCCCGTTCGGTGACCCTCGAGAGTTCGATACCGTAGAGGATACCGAAGAGGCGTTCCCGGAAGCCAAGGAGATCATGGAGAAGTACCCCGAACTCCGCCTGGCGCGGCGGGTGGAAGGCGACATGAGGACGCTGGGTATCCACGCGGCGGGCATGGTCATCTCGAACCGACCGATCTCCGAGACGTGCGCGATCTACAAGAAGACCAAGACCAACGGAGATGAAACGGAAGTCATCGCCTATGACAAGCGAGACGCGGCATACTTGAAAATGCTCAAGCTCGACTGCCTGGGGCTGAAGACGATGCAGATCATCTCCGAC